CAGTGCAGCTGAACCGGATGATCAAATGGTGGCAAGCAGACGGCAAACGTCTCTGGGCAGTCCGTAAATCCTACCTGTTCCTGGAAAAAGATACGAACACCTATTCCCTCGGACCGAGTGGAGACCATTGGACCGAATCCTTTGTCTCGACCCAGATCAAGACAGCTGCTTCTTCTTCTGCTACTTCAATCGATATCGATTCGAGTACGGGTATGACTGCAGCTGATTACATCCTGATTGAACTCGATGACGGTACGTTACATACGACCACCATTTCGAGTGTTACGGATTCAGATACGGTAGCTATTGCCTCTGGAGTGGCCGACGCAGCTGCTGTCGATAACTACGTCTACACCTATACCAGCAAGGCACAACGACCACTGAGAATCAATTCTGCGGTCCTACATGACAAGAGCGCGGACATCGATACCCAGATGTTCAAGATCGCAAGAGAGGAATACTGGAACCGTCCGACCAAGAGTACAGATTCCCGGCCAGCAGAATATTACTTCGATCCTCAGTTGACCAATTCCAAGGTATCCATCTTTGGAGAACCAGACACAGTCCAGGATTACATCATTGCTATTTGCGACTTTCCCATCGATGACATGGATGCTGCAGCCAATGATTTCTCCTTTCCACAGGAATGGATAGAACCATTGACTTACAACCTGGCCTATCGACTGGCAGTCGCGTATCGCGCACCACAAGAGAAGATCGCATTCTTGCGATCATTGGCTAATGAAACCAAATATGTAGCGGACTCCTGGGATGAGGAGAAAGCACCGCTGCAGATGAGACCTGACACGGGGTGGCTATATGCCAGCTAGAAAAATCGGAAATCCTCTCTGGCAATTCTTCACCGATGCCGGTGCAGTTCTTGCCAGTGGCACAATTAACTTCTATACGCCTGGTACAACGACTGCCAAGGCTATCTATAAGAACGCTGCCAAATCAACTGAACATACCAACCCGGTCACCCTGGATAGTGCCGGTAGACCACCGACGAATGAGATCTACACGGAAGGATTTTATGATGTTCTTGTAAAGAACAGTGCAGGTACGACGATCCGGTCTATCTCTGATTTCGGTGACTCCTGGAGTGCAGTCGGTACGGATCTCTCCCAGAATGTTCTTTCCAACCATTCTTTTGAGACAGCTGGATCCGGTGAACCTTTTGCAAACTGGACAGAAACTGATTCTGGAACCGTAATCGCCAGGGATACATCAGCACATCAACATGGTGCTGCGTCCTTAAAATTTACCAGTTCCAATAACAGTTCTGACACTCTTCTGAGTGATGCGTTTGTCATTGATCCACTCAAAGAATTAGTTCTTGAGTTTGATATCCTGGCAAGCAATGCTGGAGCGCAGCCAAAGATAGAAGTCAACTGGCTTACTTCTTCAGCAAGTGCTATTTCAAGCACCACCCTCTATTCCTCCACAGAAGGCATTACGCCGACAGCCTGGACCCGTCTCTATGGGTTCAACTCGACACCTCCATCAACGACTCGTTACGGCAAGATCAAGATTACGGGCAATGCACATGCCACTACACGAAACGTCAATTTCGACAACATGGAGGTCTACCAGACCAATCCCTATCCCAAAGAAGCTCCATTCATTCCCTATGGGTTGAAGCTGAGTAGAGATTCGGGTGATACCGCTAACGACATCAACATAACAGCTGGCGCGGTCAAGGATGCCACCCTGATAGAGGACATAGTTCTCCGGAGTGAGATTACAAAAAGAATCGATGCTACCTGGGCAGTTGGAGACAATGCCGGTGGCCTTGCTTCCGGAGAATCTCTAGCCAATAACATCGTTATCTATGTGTGGCTTATAAAGAACACCGGAACCGGAAATGTCGATGCTGTAATTAGCACTTCGGCCACTTCTCCGACCATGCCATCTGGCTACGATGTAAAGCGTTATATCGGAACCTGGAAACTGAATGCTTCAAATCAATTAGTAAACGGTCGTTGGGAAGGTAATCGATACACTATTCTCGATGCGCCCGTAGAAGATTTTTCTGACACTAGCTTAACATCAGCGACTGCAGAAACTCAGGCGATCAAGGCACCACCTTCATCTGTGGTGAACTATGCTGCTCTGTTTAGTGATGCCAGTGGCACGAACTTCACCAATGTCGAGATAGCAATCCTTCCAGGGGATGCATCCTGGACACACCATGTCGGTGGAGCAAAGTTTGATGGTGGAGATGTGATTCAAATCAACCATTCAGGCTGGGTATCACTTAATTCATCGAACCAGATTAAATATTTCCTGACCTATTCCGGTCCATCTCCAGACATCTCCTTCAAGATTATGGGTTGGATCGATACCAAGCGAGATCATCCATGATCGAGTTTCCTTTCATAGGAGGAACATCACCAGAAAAGTCACTTACTTTTTCCACCCAGAGAACGGTCAACCTATATCCAGAACAGGATGAAGGATATAAGAACAAACTTGTTTTAACTGGTTTCCCTGGATACTCCAAATTGGTATCTCTCAATGAGGGTCCAGTCCGTGCCATGCTGCCATTTAAGGATAAGCTGATAGTGATATCTGGAAGCGTGGTCTATACGGTGTCCCCTGGAGGATACGCTACCCAGATCGGAGCGATTGGTACGAGTACCGGATTTGTCTCTATGGACGAGAACGGAATCCAGATGATGATGGTGGATGGTGACGGTGGATATGTCTGGGATGACTCTGCCTTAACAAAGATCACAGATTCTATTTTTACAGACACGAAGGCAACCCATGTCACTTACATGGATTCCTTCTTCGTAGTCAACAAGAAGGATGCTGGATCCATCTGGGTGTCGGACTCGCTTGATGCAACAACCTGGAACGGACTCAGGACTGCAACGGCAGAATTCAAGTCGGATTATGTAACTGCATTGTGGAGTGATAGAGAATTGATGCTGGTCGGTGATAAAACGACACAGGTCTATTACAACTCCGGGAAATCACCAATGCCGTTCGAACCTATCCGGACAGGTCGAATCATCTATGGAATTGCAGCCCCGTTTTCCGTTGCCATTGTCAACAACAGTTCGCATTTCCTGGCCCAGGATGCCAATGGTGGAATCTTCGTTGGTCGAATGAGTGGATATAGCATTGAAAGAATTTCAACCAGGGCATTGGAAAGAGAGTGGTCTGGATATCCAGATTTCAAAGATGCATTTGGCATGGCAATCCATTGGAAGGGACATGAATTCTACGTCCTTACTTTTGATACGGCAGATACAGGATATGGTAGAACCTTTGTATTTGATGCATCGATAAACCTCTGGTTCGAGGTCGGTCCTTATCAGGCATCTCTGGGTGATTTCGAGAAGTGGAAAATAAGAGCGCACAGCTTCTTTGATGGAAAGAATATTGTCGGTGATTCGGACGGAAACCTGCATACCTTGAGTGATACCGTCTTCACGTTCGATGGCACGACTATGATTTCACTTCGACGTGCGCCGGTCATCCATGAAGAACGAATGCGAATGTTTATTCACAAACTACAGATAGACATGGAAGTCGGCAGCACCACTGTGAGAACAGGACAAGGCAGTGATCCTGAAGTCATGCTTGAGATCTCTGAAGATGGTGGAAGATCCTGGAAGCAAAGAAACAAGAAAATCGGTGCAGCTGGTGAATACAAGCAGCGTGTCCAGTGGCATCAACTAGGCAGTGCCTATGACATGGTTTTCCAGGTTTCTGTATCAGATCCTGTGCCAAGAAAGTTCCTGGCTGGATATGTAGCATGAGTGAATTTGCACCTCCACCCAGAATCGGTACGGTAGATCGAGAAGGACGAGTCCAGATCCAACAGGGTGAACTTGATTCCCTGGCAAAGTGGCTGGAAGAGAATAATAAATTCCGTACCGCTGCACTGACAACGACAACTTTTAATGGTCTGGATGATGTGACGATCACCAGTGTCGCGGACAACGATATCGCTGGTTATGATTCTACGTCAGGTGAATGGATTAACCAGAGTTCTACCGAGTTAGGTTTGTCATTATCCACTGACCTGGATACGACAAACACTAATCTTAATAACCATATCGCAAATCTCAGCGCACATACAGATGTAACTGTTACATCAGTTGCCGACAATGAAGTCCTGGCTTATGACAGTACCAGTTCCAAGTGGATTAACCAGACAGCTGCAGAGGCAGCAAGGGTGATGTAGTTGAGATGAACGACGGCAGTTCCAATAACCTGACAGTGCCTCCAAATAGTTCGGTGGCATTTCCTACTGGTTCACTAATAACAGTGATTCAATTGGGAGCGGGTGCAACAACAATAGTCGCGGGGTCAGGTGTTACCTTGAGATCTAAAGCAAGCGCATTGGGTATCAGCGCACAATACGGACGAGCGGATTTATATAAACGCGGCACCGATGAATGGGTGGTCGCGGGAGATTTATCATAATGGGATTATTATTAGCTATTCTTGGAATTGCATCTTCTGCATGGGGACACACACAACAGAAAAACCAACTGGAAAGACTCAGGGAAGAGATGGAGGGTGCATCTGCAGAGGTTAAGGCTGGCATCACAAAAGGATACACAAGAGCAAAACGAGATCTCTTGGGAAGTGCGAAAGACTACACTGGTTATCGTGGTGCTGAACGTGCCTTGAAAGACGGTTTCAAACAAGCACAGGAACAGCTTGAGGATGGCAATGACGAAGCAGCAATTCAGATCCTAAAAGGTCTCGGCCTTGCTACTGAAGAAATCAACAAGTGGTCCGATGTCGCTGCCGAAGGTATGGAATGGGTAGTGGACTTTGGCAAGGAAGGAATGATCCCCGCTCGTGCTTATATGGCCGAGTTGTCAGAGGCGATTATGAATCCGGATGCGATCTTCGGGTCTGAGGTTTATCTCAAGTACAAAGCAGAAGTCATGGATTCGATGAAGAACGCTTTTTCGGCAAGTCCTGGAATAATGAGTGGCAATACCTTTGCTGCAATGTCAGATCGTCTTGGTAAAGATGCTTTAACAGTCAGGTCAAATTACATCGCCAGCCTGGAAGTCGGACGCCAGGGCGCGATGCAACAAGTCGGTGTGGGTACTGGTGCCCAGCAGTTCCTTGCAAACCTGAGACAAACACAGGGAGTCAACCTGGCAAATCTTATTTCACCTGCCTATAACCAACTCGGCATGAATGAACGTAATCTAGGCACGGCACTCGCTGGCCTTTCAACCAGTGAAGGTGCTGGTCTGGCAAACCTGATGACAGGCAGAGGAACTGCCCTTGCCAACCTTGGTATTGGAAGAACCCAGGATCTTGCCAACCTTGATCTAGGTACTGCCACCCAGCTGGCAAACATTCAATTGGCAGGTATGCAAGAAAACCCGTGGACTAACCTTGGTACGACAGGAATAACAGTCGGTACAGATTTAATGCGAGGGACTGCAGGTAAAACAGTCGATACTTCTGGAGGTCAAAATTTGGCATTGGCTGGGCGTCAACCGATAGCATCGACTGGTGGGACACTTACGGGGGCGTTTGATCCCGGTAAAATTCCGGGCTGGGGAAATCCATTTTCTACCAGTACTACTTATCAAAGTTAAAGATAATTACAATGCCTATCACAGTACCACAAATAAATCCTACGCTTCTCCAAGGCGCAGCACCGTCTGGACTGTCTAACCTGCTTCCCGGCTACCTGGCTGGGACGAAGCTGGCACAACAGCGACAGGTAGCAGAGAGTCAAACCAGGGCATCTGAGGCCACTTATCAGGAAACCCTGCGGAACGCAGCAAACCTTGCCAGGAAACGACAACGGCAAGACGATTATGAAGTTGAAGTATCTGCTCTGGATATAACAGCTGCCGACTATCGTACCAAATTGTTCGATATCCAGACCCGATATCCGGACGTCGTTACATCACCACAAACTGCACTACTGCCAGAAGACACTACACCAACGCCAGTTACCGACCCTGAAAAAATAAAGATTGCTAAGTTCCTTGCACCTGATGATGTTGCTGAACAACAAAAAATTGTGCGGTCTCTGATTGAAGACCCAGAGGCAACAGAGAAAGTAACTAATGCAATGCTAGAAGCTGCAGAAATATATCCTTATCCAGCAGCAGCGACAGCAGAGCAGACAGAAACAGTAGACAAACAGCGTCGAGATTATCTTCTGAAACGGACTCTGAAAGAAGAAGGGGACATAGTAATAAAAATGCCCCCAGGCCCAAAAGCGGGAGAAGAGGCATTATACAAATGGTTTGTAGACGAAGAGAGAGGATGGATGGAAGAGGCCAGACAAGCACAAAAGGATCTGATTGCATCCCATCAGATATTGAGAATCTTGCAAAAGAGTGGGATTCGAACAGGAGCGTTGGCTGGATTCACTCTTGGAATAAAAAAACTTGCCATAGCAATGTGGCCGTCCTTAAAAGAGACGTGGGGAGAAGGTATAGCAGAGGCTGAAGCAGTCACAGCATTCGGTAACAGATTGGCATTGGCCTTGAAAAAGGAGATGCCAGGACCATTGTCTGATAAGGATGTCAGGTTTATGCAAGAGTCCTCGCCAGGTCTTGAAAGAACTCCAGAGGGAAACTTGATCTTGCTTTCTTTGTTGATACGAAGACAAGAAAGATCAATAGTATGGGGAAGAATGATTACAGAATATGCCAAGCAATCTGAATCAGGTTTTGTTGACAGAGGTGTCGATGAGTGGGTAAACGAACAACCTGCGTGGCAACCATATAGAGTCATTATGCAAGACGATGGCACTACTACAGGTGGTCTTACTACTGGATACAAGGCAGGGAGAATCATAACCGACATATTGCAAACTATTGACGCCAATGATGGACAAGCTACGCAAAAGCTCGATGGACTTCCCAACTATACGGTCTACTATTTATTGGGGAGTGATGGCAAGAAACGAATAAAAATGAAGATGCCTGGTACTGCAACACCGGCTGAAACAACAGTTGAGCCGACAACCGCTTTACCTTTCGAAACAGCAATCAAAAATTGGATAAGAGACGGTATGGATCCTTTGAGACAATTAGAAATAATGTTAGAAAACGCTGAAGCAGGTGCTACCTTTCCAGATCCAAGAAAAGTACAAAGAGCAATGGAACTCTACAAAGCAGGTAAGTATTAATGGCTAAAATTGATGATACTACTGATACAGGAGCAGATTTCGGTCCTGTTATTGAACCCGATATTACTATCCCTGCAAAAGAACGACCGGAGTTCACTTCACTTAGTGCGGAGGATATAGGTATCGGACAAGTTGATGCTGCAAAGATTGCAGCCGGTCTACTGTTTGCTCTCGATATAAAAGACCAGGCAGCGATCATCAAGAAGTATGTCCCCGGTGCCGAGATCATAAAAGACGACAAGGGTAAACTCTTAGTTCAGGTTGGAGACAATATAGCCTATATCAATAAGCCTGGTTTCTCCTCCATGGATTTGAATCAGATGCTGTTCATGGTAGGAGAGTATGTACCTGCAGCCAAACTCGCAACCTTGGGAAAAACTTTGATTAGGAGAATGGGAATTGGAGCAGCAGCATCTGCCGGTACTTCCATTGGTGGAGATTATATTGCGAATCAATTCAGTGATGAAACTGGTTTCTCGGTTGGTCGCGGAACAGCTGCTCTTATCGGTGGAGTGGTTGCTGAATTGTTAGCACCTGCTTTTTCCGTTGTCGGTAAAAAGATCAAGGAGAGATTGGCTAGTCGTACACCATCTACTCTTGAAACTCCACTGCCAGAAGAATCTGCAATCCTGGAAACGATGACTCCAGACGAAGTAACAGCAGCACGGGTTGCAGAAACTGCAGCAAAAACTGGCGTAATAAGAAAGACGATTGAACCTGAAAGCGCACAGGCAATAAGTGACCAAATAGAATTCGGTATCCCTTATACCACTGGACAACGTCAGGCCCAGGTGACCGCAGCAGGTGAAGAAGGCATAGACTTTGCAGGTGGTGGTACTCAACTCTACGAAGAAGAAGCAATGAGGGCAGGTGCCAGGGGTGATACAGCGCAAACAGCAATGCAAGGACTTGCCGGTCAACAGGATGTAGCAGTCCGTGGTGCTGTCGAATCGACTGCAGCTAGATTAGGAGGCGCAGTTCCAGAATTCGAAGCACAGGTCGGTGCAGATCTCGTAACAGATATTAAAGGGGCTGCAGGTGCAGCTGAACGTCAGGTCGATGTAGCTTACAAAGCAGTGCCAGAAGAGGCTTTAGTGGAACCGAAAGCATTTGATGACATGATGACGTTCGTTGATAACGAACTCCAGGGAGTTCAGGCACAGAGACTTGCAAAGGGACAACCAGAATTAGCTGATGTCTTTTTACCAGGCGCACAAGAGGGAACTCAGACAGCTGCAGCAATGAAATACCTGGAAGGAATCGCTGCCAGGATTGATGAAGTTGGTGTTGCTCCTAATTTTGGCTGGCTGGAAGAAGCAAGGAAACAACTGGGTCGGTATATTGGAAGTACCTTAGATCCTACGGACAAAAAGCAACTGACCCTGATTAAGAAGGGATATGACAAGTGGCTTGATGACATTATTGATCAAGCCTTGGTGACTGGAGATGATACTGTGCTTGATGCGTTACAACATGCCAGAACTTTGAATACAGCATACGCCAAACAATTCTTGCCACAGGATCTTAAAGATAATGTCGGTCGAATTATCTCTAAGATGATCGATGATGAGCAATACTCAGGAGATCAGGCAATCAATGCCATCCTGGGTGCCAGTAAGACATTTAAGAAAATTGATGGATCCCGAATCGTTGATCGTCTCAAGAAGATATTTGGGACAAACCCAGTAACAGGAGTGTTTGATAAGGGTCGATTGGCAACCTCAGAAGGTTGGCAGAACCTGCGACAGGCTTACTTCCTCAGACTCCTTAAAGCTGCCCGTGGATCAGATCCTGGCAAACCTGTTAGTGGTACAAAATTCAAGCAAGCAGTTGCCGACCTTATCTTTGGAGATGGTCGTATGATTGCAGCTGAACTGTTCACTATGAAAGAACTCACTATGATCCGACGATTGACCAGGGCAATTCTAAGAACACAACCACCCAGGATAAACCCGTCTGGATCCGGATGGGTAGGGTCAATAGAAGCACGTTCATTGCTTGGGAAGATTGAGAAGCAATCGGGATAGAATCATTATCTGGATATAATTTTCCGGCTCCTTTCTGAGTGCGAATCCTCGTCATCCCGGATACCCAGGTATCTCCGGGAGTTCCTACTGAACACATCACCTGGATATCAAAATCAGTCAAAACCTACCGTCCAGATCACGTCGTAATGATCGGCGACTGGTGGGACTTCTCATCTTTATCTACTTATACCCCGCAACGACAGATCGAAGGTCAGCGCATCCTAGCTGACATCGATGCGGGAAACCGTGCAATGAAGCAGTTCTGGAAACCTCTGAAGAGGATGAAGGAACTTCCAAAATTTCACTTTCACATGGGAAACCATGAGTGGAGACTCCAGCGTTACGTCGATGACCATCCAGCTACGGATGGCATCCTTGGATTCCACCTCCTGGACCTCGATGGATGGAACGTATATCCATTCAAGAACGTCAACGAGATCGAGGGGATCTGGTTCTCCCATTATTTTTACCACCCGATGAATTCGAGACCCTACGGTGGCACCTGCCACAACATCCTGAAGAACGTAGGTCTCAGCTTCGTCCAAGGCCACAGGCAAGGCAAAGACCTGGCCTCGCGGACACTCCCCAATGGACAGGTACAGCGTGGCTTGATCGCTGGCAGCTGCTACCTGCATTCAGAAGAATACTTGGGACCGCAAGCCAAAGAATCCTGGACGGGCGTCATCATTCTCAATGATGTCGAAGACGGCAATTACGACATCCTTGAACTCTCCCTGAGATATCTCTGTCGGAAATATGAGGGTAGGGAACTACAGGAGTTCCTCAATGCAACTACTGTTTAACAAAGACAGATACCAATCAAACCCGGCAGAACGCACCACGTCTTGCCCCATATCTTTCCAAGGAGATCTCGCCATGCTCGTGCCTTATCGCATTCCAGAATATCAAAATGACTAC